TGCATAAGGAGGATACTATGGATATAAATCTCAGTTGCCCAATAAATCAGCTTGGGTATGGTGTCGTTGGTTTAAATGTTTTTTTAAATTTACAAAAAAATCATAATGTAGCACTATGGCCAATTGGACCAGTAGATTGCGAAGAATCAAAACATGATGCATTAAGAGCATCTATTGAAAAAACAAAAACATTTAATTACACAGCACCAAGTTTAAAAATATGGCATCAGTTTGATATGGCATCTCATGTTGGAAATGGCAAAAAATTTGGTTTAACATTTTTTGAAACCAATAAAATAAAAGAAAATGAAATTCATCATTTAAAATTTTTAGAAAAAGTATTTGTTACATCCTCTTGGGCAAAAGAGGTTCTTATAAATTCTGGTTTAGAAAGTTCAAAAATAGTAGTTGTAAAACTTGGTGTAGATAAAGTAATTTTTCCAGAATCTAAAATAGATGATAAAAAAACAACCAAAATAGTTTGTGTTGGTAAATGGGAAATAAGGAAAGGTCATGATCTTATCATAGATATTATAGAAAAAACTTTTGATAAAGATGATGATTTCAAACTTATAATGTGTTGCTCTAATCCGTTTTTGTCACAAGAAGAACAAAATCACTGGATTTCATTTTTTGAAAAAAGCAAATATTTTGATAAGATAATTGTTTTGAAAGAAAGATTAAAATCTCAAGCAGATGTTAATAGGCTTATGCATGGTTCTGATGTTGGCATATTCCCATATCGTGCAGAAGCTTGGAACTTAGAACTTTCTGAAATGTTGTCAATGGGCAAACATTGCATTGCTACAAATTATTCTGGTCCAAAAGAATTTGCTAATGATGCTGGTGCGATTTTAATTAACTCAGAAGGTATGGAAAGTGCTTACGATGGAAAATGGTTTGATGGTTCAGCAGAATGGGCCAAACTAGGAAAAAAATATGTGGAAGAATTTTCTTCTGCCTTAAGAAATATTCATGAGCAAAAACAAAAGGGTGATTTAAAAATAAACTCTAAGGGTATAGAATATTTTAATCAAAACACTTGGGAAAAATCTTGCGAAACAATAGTGGGTGAACTATGAATTTGACAGTATCATTTTTAATATGCAGAACAGACGAAGGTAAAGAACCATCAATTTTATTTTTAAAAAATGAAAATGGTAATTATGAATTGCCAAGTTTTCAAATGAAAGACGATGAGTATGATGTTGATGAATTTGTTGGCAGAACATTTAAATCAATCACTGGTGTTCAAGTAATAGACAAAAGAGGTTTTGGTTGGATTAACTTGTTTTTATCTGGAACCATAGTATCAAATAAAAAATATAGTTTTGTTTATATGTGTAAGCTTCCAGATGTTATAAATATTGAAATTTATGAAAGTATAAAAATGAGTTCTCTTCTTGAATCACAAAATTTTGAAGAGGATTATATTTCTCAAGTTATTCACTGTTTTAATAATTTATACATTAGATAACATGAAAAACATAAAAATAATTTTTGATGTAAATTTAAGCGATGTTATAACAACATTTGTATTTCCAGAAATAATAGACAAAGAAGAAAAATCTGTTTTATCTGAAAAAACAGCATCTTTTCTTTCTTCTCTGCAAACTGGAGGTGTGATGACATCAATAATACATGGTGTTGTTGAAGGTGGAATTATTTCTGACGATAAAGGTTTATCTGATTTAATAATTAAAAAAATGCTTTCTAATTTTTTAGTTACATCAGATGAAAAACCATTGATTCTTCCAAGTGAAGCATTTGTTTTTAAGGAAAAATAATGACGATAGAAGCAAAGATAATTTCAGACTCGATATCTATTTACGACAGAAGAATAACCACTATGGTTATTAAGTATCCAAGGTTTATACATTCTGAATTTATGACACATAGAATTTTTTCTAGAAATGCGAGTAGTAGCCGAGCTATACCAGTTGATAAAATGATTGATGATATTAAACACGACATGGCAAAACCAAGCATTTGGGCAAAAAATCAAAAAGGAATGTCATCTGGCGAAAGGTTAGATTATAACAAAGAAGTTATGTGTAATCATGTTTGGCAAGAAGCAGCAGAATTTGTTATTAAAAAATGTGCATTGTTAAAAGAACTTGGTGTTCACAAAAGTATAGCCAATAGAATACTAGAGCCTTTTTCTCACATAACAACAATTGTTACTTCTACAGAATGGGATAATTTTTTTAAATTGAGGATAAGCCCTGATGCACAACCAGAAATATGTGAATTAGCAACAAAAATGAAAGTCGTATTAGATGAATCAACCCCTAAGATTAAAAACTTTGGTGATTGGCATATTCCATTTGGTGATGCTTATGTAGATGATGGTGTACCAATAGAAAAAATGCTTAAAATAAGTGTCGCTCGTTGTGCTAGAGTTAGCTATCTTAATTTTGAAGGAAAAATAGACAATGAAAAAGATTATGATCTTCATGACAAATTAATGGAAGAAGGTCATTGGAGTCCTTTTGAACATTGTGCTACTCCTACATCATCTGATATCTATAGCGGAAATTTTTTAGGTTGGCTACAATATAGAAAATTTGCGGATAGAAAGAATGATTAAAAAAATACAATGGCTGAAGTGGGAAGATCCACTTACGCCAAATAAAGAAGACATTGATCTTGAAACGAAATCTCATAAAGACAGCTTTAAAGAATTTGATGATTCTGAAGAAAGACATGTCAGATTAGTTGTCGGCCCTTATGGTCTTTTGCCACTAAATGAAAATGCTGTTACGGCAAAACTTTATAAGCTTTGGGTTGGTCATTGTAACTTTGAAATAACCGATACAGTCAAAGAAAAAATAGAATCTGTTGCTGGAGTAGAAGTTTTACGAATATGGACAAGATATAGGTTTTGGTTAGGTGTAGCAAATCTTTTTGATGATTCAGATGTTCAAAGCGATATTGAAAAACTTTTAACTGAAGAGAAAGAATTAAAGAATAAAAATATTGCACTTAAAGCTTTGGTAAAAGTTTTAAAAAATAAATATAAATTTTGGGCAGTTTTTTTAGAAAAGAATGGTGAATTAAAAACTGTTGGTAGTGAAAATATTGAAGATGTAAAAAAAGAAACAGAATTGAATAAAAATTTAAACATATTGGCTTGCAGTTGGAAAAATGATTGATATATTGTATTTATCCATTACTCAAAAGGAGATTTCGCTATGTCTGATGTTGTAAAAAGCTTTAATCCTGATCAAGTTGCAAAGTCTGTAGCTATTATTGTGTCTACCTTAAAATGGGTTTCTACCATTATTCCAGGTGATTCAGACGATAAAGTTGTTGCTCAAATTGTTAAAATTGCTGAAGAGCCTTGGTTTGTTACGGCTTTGACTTTTTTAATTAACAAATTTGATGGCGATATGAGTCAAATAAAAGCTGAAGACTTTATCCTTGCTGCTAGAACGGCTCAAGGAAAATACTAGTGCTTAAGTTTTTAATTGAACTTATCTCTAATATTGTAATAGCTATTTTTTTAGCGATTATATTTATATTGTTTTATGTTTCAGACAGTTTAAAAAAACATAAGCATAATAAAGAATGTTTTATTGATAAAACCAATAAGTAAATTATAGGAAATTAACATGTTTAAGAAATCATTGTTTTTTTTGTTGGTGTTTTGCAATTTTGCTTTTGCAGAAAATTTTGTAATTCCAGAGCAAAAAATCGTTGGAGCAGAAATTCCTATTCCTTTGGGTGAGCTTGTAGATTTGTCTATAAGCCCAATTCAATCCACGCCAAAGTTTTTAGTTTCAACTACATATGCATGGAAAGTATTTGACGGTTATACAGAAAAAAGAATTCGTAATTATGAAAATGGTGTTTTCTTTGGTTCTGGAATACAAGCAAAAAGACTCAAGGTTATTGTTTCAATAACTCATTTGTACATAGTTAAAGAAAACGAAAAGCTTTTAGAGGCTGCTACTAGAACTAATTTTATTTCAACAGATGTTTTTATTGGTGAACAAGAACCTGATACTCCACTAGAGCCAGAGGTTGAACCAGAATTTGGAGAATCAAAGTATCAACTTTCTAAATTTATTTATGACAATGTTAAGATTTTAAAAATATCAAAATCAGATAAGGTAAAACAATCTACTGCTATTGCAACATCTTTTGATAGCATGGCTGCTGCTATTGCTGCCGGAACAATTGCAACACTTGAAGACATACTGAAAAAGACAGCAGAATCAAATAAATTAGCATTAACAAAATCTGGTGGAGATAGAACAAAATGGGAACCACTATTTACAGAAATACAAGAAAAGCTTTTTGACTTGTATAAAACTAATAAGATGCAAACCAAAGAAGATTTTGCTATTGCGTGGAGAGAAATATCATCTGGTCTTAAATTAATAAAATAGGTGAAACATGTCTGAATTATCAAAGTTAGGTGGTTGGGCAGGAAAAGACAATCCTTCGCTTGTTGAAAGTGAATTCAATTTAATTAAAGATGGTGGATCATTTAGAGATTTTAATGTTTATGGCAAAAGCCAAGACACTAAAGGCAAAAAAATGATGTTGTATGATGTTGTTCGTAAAGTTCTTGGTAAGGATACTCCTAATTACGCTCAAGAAATTGGTGACTGCGTAAGTTTTGGTGCTAAAAATGCCATTGAATACTTAATGGCTACTGAAAAACTTATGAAGGGCGATCACGAAAAATTTGAATTTGTTTTTCCACCATATCTTTATGGCACAGGAAGAGTTCTTGTTGGTCGTGGACAACTTAATGGTGAAGATGGATCTCTTGGGAGTTGGATGGCAGATGCTGTTATTAAATATGGGGTTCTTCGTAGTAATTTTGATGGTCTTCCTAAGTATGCTGGAAGCGTAGCCAAAAAATGGGGCGATACACCAGGACCAGACAAGAAGTTTGTTGAAGAAGGAACTAAACACCCAGTAAAGTCTGCTGCTCAAATTAAAAATTGGGATCAATTAGTAGAGGCTATTGTAAATGGTTACCCCTGCACAACTGCTAGTGATGTAGGGTATGAAATGGAACCAGAGTCTGATGGTTTTCATAGCCAGACAGACAATTGGGGCCATCAAATGTGTTTTATAGGCGTTGACGATAGAGCTAAAGACCCATACGCAATTATTGTTAATAGTTGGGGTGATGCTCACGGTCATCTTAAAGACTTTGACACTGGAGAAAATCTTCCTGTCGGAGTTTTAAGAGTTAAAAAGAAAGATGCTGAAAAACACATTAGGGCTGGTGAAACTTTTGCTTATAGTAATTTCGAAGGTTTTCCAGAACAGTTGATAGATAAAAAATTATTTATGCTTATTTAGAAGGGTTTAATATGACAAATAAATCTGAAGGTTTACAGTATGGAAAGCCAGACAAGGATGATCCAAGAAAAACTCCAGCAAAACCAGAAGAGCAAAAAAAGGGTTCTAAAAAAAACCCAAAAGACTCTGCCAATAAGCCAAATAAAGATATTGAGTTATCAAAAGAAACCGAAGATAAAATTAAAGTTTTGATGCAAAAGCATAACGACAAAGATCCAGAATTTAAAGCCAATATGGGCCAATTAAAATCTGTCTTTAGAAGAGGTGCTGGAGCATTTTCTACTAGTCATGCACCAAACATGAATAGAACAGGGTGGGGTTTAGCTAGAGTAAGAGCTTTTTTATATTTGCTCCGCAATAAAAGAGCATCAAATCCGAATTACAAGCAAGATAATGATCTATTGCCAGAAGGTCATCCAAAAAGCACAAAAAAACCTTCAGCGTCTTACTTAAATGAAGAAATTGATTATTCTGAGTTTCTAAATTCTATTAAAGATATAATTGTAAAAAACAAAGAAAGAAGTAAAGCTTTTTCAGATATTGAAAAATATTTTACTAAATCTTCTGAAGGTTACGATGCACCAGAATCTGCTAGAAATAATGCAAGAAAAGTTTTAGAGTGGAAAGAAAAGTATGGGAAAGAATGCAAAGGTATGACCGCTGTAGGTTGGGCCAGAGCTAGAGATTTGGCTGGAAATGCTATGTTATCTGCTGATACAGTAAAAAGAATGGCTCAATTTAATAGGCATGGATCTAATTATGAAAAAGCAAAATCTAAACCAGAGTATAAAACTAAACCTTGGAGTATTCCAGCGGTGGTTGCATGGTTAGGTTGGGGTGGAACATCTGGTATTGAATGGGCAATGAGAACAAGTCAATCCATTATAAAAAACAAAAAGTAAATCATGTTAAGCTTAATGCTTTTTTTGTTGTTTGATCAAACTATAAGCAAAGAACAATTTGTGCTAATAGAGAAAGATTCTATTTCATTTTCTAAACTCATAAATCAACTACCAAAATCAAAAGTATCCTTATCAGTAATCATAAATGCAAATCAAGAAGAGTGTTTTACTTGACGGAGAAGAAAATAATGCGGTCGCATAAAAAAATACAAGAAATATTAGAAAAATCAGAAGTTATTAAAAAGTATGATGCTGTTGGTGTTATAACAATAATAATGATTGTTAGTCTTATATTTGAAGGCATAAAACTAATACAGTATTGCAAGTCTTCTAAAATAACAGCATCAATAATTAAAAGAGGTGGACCTTTAGTTAGAATGTTTATTAGAAACAACCTTTATAAAAATATTATTAAAGCAAATGTTCCAGCAGAACACGCCAAGATCATATCTGATACAATAGTCGAGTTGATGCAATCTTTGTCTGTTGATGAAATAGTTTCGCTTTTAAATATGGTTTACAATGAAAATAGTTAAGGCTACATATGGTCCAAAAGATGTAACGGAATATGTTGCAAGTATTTTCAAAGACGAAAGTTTAAACATTTATGTTTCCAACGCTATTTTTGGCGACACAAATCATGGCGTATTAAAAAAATTGATTGTTGAATTTGATGATGGTTCTAAATTAGAAACAAATGAAAATGAATTTTTAATTTACCCAAAAATTTTTGATGAAAGAATTGGTGTTTTTTATACAAACAACAATGACACAAGAAAAGAAAAAGCTTTATATGCTAGTTTAAAAAGTTTAGCTATTTCATCAGAAAAAAAAGCTAGAATAATTACATCTGTATGGAATAAAATACCAGAAAATCCATTTTGTGAAATAGTTTCTCAAACCAAGAATAGTAGCCATTTAAATCAAGTTTTACAAATATTGCATTTGCTTTATTTTGTAAGAAAAAATTCAACAAATGTCAAATATGTTAGTTTTTTAGAACATGATTGCCTTTATCCAGAAGGGTATTTTGAATATGATGATTTTGAATGCGATTCTATATCAAATACTAATTATATAGGATTGTGTTCTTTTGGTTGGCAACCTAAAAATGGTGCAGCAAAAGCAACATCTCAAGTGACTATGAAGTTTACCAGTGCCATTAAACATTTTGAAAACATATTTCCAAATGCGTTATTGAAAAACTCTGGAAGTTTAGAACCTTGGTATTCAAAAGAAGCTTCTTTTACACCATTAAGCTGGAAAAACAAAGATTGGTTTTGTAAAAATCCATCGGTTCACATAAATCACGGCTATGCATTCACATCGCATTTTGAAACTTTTCAAAAGGTTTTTTCTGAATCAAATGAATACTGGGGTGATTATTCAGAATATGCTTATCTTTTTTCTTAATTTTTCTACAAAAAACATTTGATTAAAAGTCATAAAATAGTCTTGCCACAATAAAAAAAATAAGTAAGATTTTGATCTGTCTTACCTACAATCATGGGTGTATTTATTTCCGCTGGTAATCGCCAGCATTACATTCCTTTAGAGTTCCGCTTATCCTTGCGATAGCAGGGCAGATGGAGTTTTTTTCATGTCTATTAAAGAATTGCAAAAATATACGGCTGTTTCCAAATATGCTAGATGGATTGAATCTGAAAAAAGAAGGGAAACTTGGGATGAAAGCGTACAAAGAATAAAGGATATGATGATAGAAGTTCATCCATCCTTGCGTAAAGATATTGAAGAACATTACGAAATGATCAGAGATCAAAAAATATTAGGTTCACAAAGAGCACTGCAATTTGGTGGTAAGCCAATCATTAAACATAATGCAAGAATATTTAATTGCTCTGCTAGTTATTGCGATAGATTGCGATTTTTCCAAGAATGTTTTTACTTATTGCTTTGTGGATCTGGAACTGGGTTTAGTGTGCAAAAACATCATGTTGAGTTGTTGCCAAAGTTTTCATCTACTAGATTAAATCCAGAAACATGTTGTTATGAACATCATATTTATAGGGTTGAAGATTCAATTGAGGGTTGGGCAAATGCTCTTGGAGTTCTTCTTTCTTCATATTTTGAAACTCCGATAAAAGAGTTTGAAAGATACAAAGATATTGCAGTTGGATTTAGTTATGAAGACATAAGGGAAAAGGGTGCTCCTTTAAGTTGTGGTATAGGTAATGCTCCTGGTTATGAACCACTAGAAAAAGCTTTAGAAAACACTAGGCGTTTACTTGATAAATGTATTGCAAATGGGCAGACAGAATTAAGAACAATAGATGCATTTGATATAGTTATGTTTGCTGCTGATGCCGTTATTTCTGGAGGTGTTCGTAGATCTGCAACCATAGCTTTGTTTTCTGCTGATGATGAATTAATGATCAACGCAAAAACTGGCGATTGGTATTTTACTAATCCTCAAAGGGCTAGGGCAAATATATCTGCGTTACTTCACAGGAAAGATACTTCTAAAGAAATTTTTGAAAATCTTTTTAAAGCTACTAAAGAGTTTGGTGAACCTGGATTTTTCTTTGCTGATTATTATGACACGCTATGTAATCCATGTTGTGAGATTTCATGGATAACAAAACACTTTTACAAGAAAAATGATCCAGAATTAGCCAAAGCTTTGTCATTATATGAAGGACCAATAACAACAAAAGAGTCATGCAAAGACGATATGCCAGCAGACGAAGTTGGTCTTTCTGGTTGGGGATTTTGCAATTTATCAACAATCAATGGAAAAACCGTTACATCGGAACAAGACTTCTATGAAAGATGTGCTGCTGCTGCCTTTATTGGTACATTACAAGCATCTTTTACCAATTTCCCATACTTGGGTCATGTGACAGAACTTATTGCTCGTAAAGAGGCATTATTGGGCGTTTCAATTAATGGTATGCAACATCACCCTAAAATACTATTAAACTCAACAATTCAGCAAAATGGGGCAAAAATAGTTAAAGACACAAACAAAAAGTACGCAGAAATATTGAACATAAGTCCTGCTGCAAGAACAACTTGTATAAAACCAGAAGGTAATTCTGCTGCTTTGTTAGGGTCTGCTTCTGGTATTCATCCAGATCATTCTAAAAGATATTTTAGAATTGTTCAAGCTAATCAGATGGAATCTCCTTATCAGCACTTTAAAAGCATTAACCCTCAAGCATGTGAAGAATCGGTATGGTCATCAAATAAAACAGATGATTGCATAAGATTTTGTGTACAAAGCCAAGATGGAACAGTACTTAAGGAAGACATAGATGCTATATCTATGCTTGATGATGTTTTATCAACCTATAAAAATTGGGTTGTTGCTGGAAAAAACGAACATCTTTGTGTTAGAAAAGAACTAAACCACAATGTATCTAATACAATACATGTAAAAGATAATGAGTGGGATAAGGTAAAAGAATACATTTATAATCATCGTGTAGAACTTGCTGGAATATCTCTTATAGCTGCTACTGGCGACAAGGATTACAATCAAGCTCCATTTACAGCAGTTTATTCAATTGAAGAGCAAATAACCAATTGGGGTTTTGAAGCTACGGCTAAGGCTTATGAAACTTACCCAAAATTTTCTGAATATAATTTTAATTCTTTATGGGATGCATGTTCATGTGTTCTTGGCTATTTTGAACCAAAAGACGATAAGCAAAAATCTTGGAAAACTATGGTGCAAAAATATGCAGATGAGCATTTTTCTTCTGATGTTAAATACGCTACTTATGCACTTAAAGATGCTTATAATTTAGATTTGTGGAACAAATTAATAAACAATTATTCTGATGTTAATTATTTAAATGCTTTTGAAAATAGTGCTACAATAAACATTCAAGGAGAACTTGCTTGTGCTGGTGGAGCCTGTTTAATATAATGTCAAAAAGAATTGCAAAGATTTCAAAAACTAAAAAAGCAAAATTGGTGAAAAAAAATGCCGAAAAAAGGAAAAGTAAAAGGCATAGGTTCCCCTTTTAATCTTAGTTTTTCAAGTTGTTCAAACAACAGCCCAAAGCTTTTTGATTGGTCTAATGAAGATTCAGATTTTTCTGTTTTCATGGATTATTCAATTCTTGATTGTTACAAATACCCAAAAGTTAAAAATGTTCCTAGATTTGGATGGTTGTGTGAATCTATAACAATATTTCAAAACTTGTATGATAAAATAAAATATGATTACAAAAAAATATTCAACGATATAGATTACATATTTACTTCTGACGAATATTTGCTTTCTTTAGATTCAAGATTTAAATTTTGTTATTCGTGCAGCAATATTCCTTGGTCAAAAAAAGAAAGTTGGAACATTTATAAAAAAACAAAAATGTGTTCAATGATATGTTCAAATAAGTTAAGTTGTAATTTTCATGCTATTAGACAAAGTATAGCAAAAAACAATGTTAAAAAATTTGATTTGTTTGGCGGTTTTTTAAATTCGCCTTATACTGGTGAAAAATATGATGGTTTCTATAAAAAAGATAATGCACTAAAAGACTATATGTTTACTGTTGTTATTCAGAATAATAATCAACCATATTTTTTTGCTGAAATGTTAACAGATTGTTTTTCATTTGGAACAATACCTATTTATTTAGGTAATCCTAAAATAGACTTGTTTTTTGATTCAAATGGAATAATATCTATAGGTTCAGAGGAAGATCTTGATAAGATTGTTCTTAATGAAGAATTATATTGGTCTAGGTTTGATGGTGTAAAAAACAATTTTCAAAAATTGCAGACAATGGAAATGAGCGATGATTATCTTTATCAGCAATGTTTAAAGCTTATGGAGGTTTAATATGTCTTTATTTAATATTGGTGATATAGTTGCTTTAAAATCTGGTGGAATGCCAATGACGGTTGTTGCTTTTGGAGAAGAAACAAAAGAGGTTTTAGTTGTTTATTTTGATTTGGATGCTAATGTTATGCGAGATGGTTTTCCAGCAGAATCATTAGAGTTTACAGAAAATAGATGGAAGATGAAATATTGTGTTGATATAAACGAAGAAGATTATACAGATGATGAGGAATTTTAATGCCATACTATGAATTTTCTTGTGGGTCATGCGAATACAGTTTTGAGATTAAGCTTTCTTTTTCTGAAAGTCATCCTAAAGATTGTCCAAAGTGCAAAAAAGGAAAAGTAAATCAGGTTTATGATGGAAACACCATTGTCTGTATCAAAGGTGGAGATACAATAGGTCAAGTAGGTGAAGCTAATTATAAGAAAGCTGGTGGAAAAATTAAAGAACACATGGCTAAAAAACAAGAATTGAAAGATTCAAAGTTGCCTTGGTGGAGATCAGGAAAGGTTACTGGATTAAGCAAAAAGGATAAACCTTTAAACTTATCTAAAATTAAAGATGTTAAAAATTACATAGAAACAGGAGAAGAATAATGGCTTTAATTCCTAAAGCTGGAGAAGAATCACCTCATACAGCTATAGTTAGAATACATTGGGAGGTTCTTCCAATCAGTTCTGATGGTTCATACGGATCAAATCAACCAGTTGATATTGGTTTAATATTGCTGAGAGCAGATGGAACTTCTTTTCAAGAAGCTAAAGTTAAACTTGAATCTTTTTTGAATAATTCTATTGATGACAAAAATTTTGCACATATTTGGAAAAGAGGGCAGTCATCATGAAAATTGAAGATCATGGAAATCTTATTATAAGCTGTAGTAATTGTAATAAACCACTTGTTGATTTATTTATAACTAATACAGACGCAGATATTTATTGGAAATGCGTTGCAGAATGCTGTTATTGTGGCGATAAAAGCTTTGTAAAAGATGTTAAAGGTATTTTTAGACCAGGTGGATGCGTTACTGTAGACAGAGAAAATCCAGATTTTTTTACACAAGACACTCTTTTAACAGATATTGTTACTGAAGAAAATAAAATAATATTCAAAACACAGAAAGGAAAAAAATAATGTTTTCTGTAATTGGGTTTGATAAAAATGGTAAAGAATGCGATCATGAAAACTTCTTGTCTCTTGCTAAAAAAAGCACTGATACAGAGTTGAAGAGTGAAAAATTTTGGGTTAAAGTTTGCACCAATGGAATAGATTCTGGAAAACTTTTTGATCCATCTTCAAACTTGCTAGAAGACTTGAAGCGTTTTGATAACCACACAGATAAACATAGATACTCATACAAAAGTGTAAATAGGGAATGTTTTAACTTTTACATTTCTTATTTATCAACCAACAACTCTTCTTTTTTAAAAAATGCTGAAAGGAATATATCATGACCAAAAAATCTAAAAATGCTCCCTTGAATGAAATTGAAATATATTTTATTGAGGGCAATTGTTCATCTATGTCTTTGGGTGATATTGCAGAAAAGCTTAGTAGAGATGTTGAATTTATTAAAGATGTTTACGATAAAGCTAGAACAAAAAAGTCTTTAACATTTCAAACGAAGCTTGGAAGCGTAGCTATGACAGCAGCACAATCTAGCAAAGGCGATGATATTGTTAGATCAAGTGAGAATGCTGCTTATATGAAAAAATTTAAAGACAGTATTCATAAAATATGATTTGCAAAACATACGACAAAGAATATTTTGAAGATAAGACTTGTTGGGCAGTAGAATTGTCCAATGGTGAAACCGTTTATCAAAACGATGGTTTTGATCAAGCTGTTGAGTTTTCTGCTTGGATTAGACTTAAAGAGTATTTGCACGAAAACAATTTGAAAATAGAAAAAATGTATGTGAGATTTAGATCGAATATTTTTTATCCTTTAGAAGATTATTGTGAAGGATATTTTTTCTCTATGGGTATCATTGGTATGATGTCATCTGCTGAAAATATAAATTTTTATATATTGGGTTCTATCAAGAAAGATGTTGTTAGTTTAAAAAAGATAAAAGTTCCAGAACTAATAATTTTTGATGAAGAAGAAAGAAACATTTCTGATTGTACTGAGCAACAAGTAATTTTAAATACGAAAGAAAATTATGGCAAAGGAAAGATCTTCAAACAGTAGATATGAATCTAGGCATGGTGGTGGTTGGATAACTCCAGCACAGTTTTTGGCTGAGTTAATGTGTGAGCGTTTTGCCAAACAAAATCGTCAAGACATACCTCCAAAATTTTGGGATAAACAACCTTGGAAAAAAGAGTTTTTCAAACAGCTTTCTTTGGCAAACAAACTTTTAGAAAAATATGATCCAGCATTAGTTTCTAAGGCGTTAAGATCACAAGAAGGCAAAAAAATATTTTCTTTAGGTGCTCCTTGGTTAATAAAACTTATAGAGTATGAAGAATATAAGTTTAAGGAAGCAGATGAGAAAAAGGTTGAGAAAGTAGAATTTTTGCCAATTAAAAAGTCTTTTGTTTCAAAGAAATCAACACTAAGTAAATTAAAGGATATTGAAAATGAGTGATGAAGTAGAAAAAATAATCAAAGAAGTATCAAAACAATATGGTGCTGGTATTGCAATAAATGCAAGCGATTTGTTAGATGAAGAAAAGCATGTCATACCGCTTTCTCCAGCTTTAAATCTTGGTTTGCATGGCGGTATACCAGAAGGTTCTTGGGTCACATGTTCTGGTCATCCAAAAAGCGGAAAAGAACAACCTATATCTGCTCTTGTTTACACTCCAAATGGACCTAAACCAATTGGTGAGTTGATGTTAGGTGAACATGTATGTACGCATGATGGAAATTCAGCAGAAATTCTTGCTATTTATCCACAAGGAGTTAAAGATGTTTATCGCATAAGTTTTTCTGATGGAACATTTGCAGAGTGCGGATTGGATCATCTTTGGTCAATTAAAACAAAAGATCATAAAGATTTTGTTGTTAGACAACTTAAAGATTTTATCAATGATATTTATTACAAGTCTGGAAAAGTAGCAAAATATTCTATACCAATTTCTACTCCTGCATTGTTTAATGAAACAACTAAAGAGATTTCTCCATACATAATGGGCATTTTTCTTGGTGCTGGAATTTTTGGAAAAAATTCAACATATGTAACTCTTGAAAAAGATTTAGATATTGTGAATGAAATGTCTGATAGCGATAAAAAATATATAGTTTATGACAATGAA